ATTCATTTCAATTTTTATTTTTGGGACTTCTAATAACACAAAAAGGGCAAATTAGGAAATAACGACTTGTGAAAAAAAGAGACCTATAAGAAGAGTTAGGAATGAATTATACAATACAATAATGGCTTACCTGATACGGGGTGTATAGTTTATACTGGATCTGTTTATACTGGGTGTTTAAAAGTCCAAGTCCTCGTCGGTGAAGAAGGTCTCCGCATTAAGATCCCAGTTGCTGAACCAATATTGAAGCCCCATATACATACTATCCTTGATACGCTCTCGGATAATCAGGCTACTCACACCGCAGTCCTCGCAGATTTTATCCAGATTAGGCTGGATAATGTTTCGCTGGAATGACTGAGCGTCGTAATCAAAGCAACTGAACTTCTTGAGGGTAGTAGCGATAAAGGCGAGCCACTTCATACCCATACGCCTTGGGATTTTGTGGTAATGAACTCCTTTATCCATAGGGATAGCGAGTATTCCGTTTTTACCAGTCGCACCCATACGGCATAGCGGAATGTAGATTTTCCCGTTACGAATACCTGCCTCGCAGGGGTGGGTGGAGGGCTTCTCCACGAAGGCTCTCGCCTTGTGGGCGTATATTTTGGCTACTGGGGTCTCAGCGGGAGGAGCCACGACTGGCTTCTCAGCCTTCTTCTCAGCCTTCTTCTCCTTGGCTTCCCGAATGAGTTGGGCGATAGGCTTTTCCTCTTCAATCAAATCCGAAATCGGGGTATTCTCAATGTCGTCGATTTCGTCCTTCAGGTCGTTAATGACTTCTACTATACCAAGGTTGAACTCCATAAATTCGGCGATCTCTTCTGGGTTAAGCATATTGTCTTTAATGAGGGCTTTGAGAGTGCGGTTATTGCTTGCGAGATCCTTTTCATAGTTAGAAAGTTTAGCGGTTAATTCAGTTAGGCGGTTCATTGTGTTTTGTGCCTCTCACTATGACAAAAATTTATTTCAATTTTTTTTAATTCCCTCTCAAAATTTCAAATAATACAAAAAGGGCAAATTAGGAAATAACGACTTGTGAAAAAAAGAGACCTATAAGAAGAGTGAGGAATGAATTATACAATACAATACTGGCTTACCTGTTATACTGGTGGCAACTAATCCTCGCTTTTTATACTGGGTGTATAATGGGTTCCGCCCCAACCGACGGAAGGAAGGGTTTATGGTTTAATTATGCTCGGCACAATTTCCGCAAACCTCAATCCAGTTTCCAGCCCTGAATTCGTCATACTCGCTTTCTTGACCGCACCAGTGGCAGACCTCGGTTCTGACTGCGATTTCCATAAGGTGCTGGGTTCTGGCGTAGCGAATGAGGGCTTGGTTCTGTTCCGCTTGCTGAGCGGTATATCTGGCATAACCTGCCATATCAATAGTTCCGATAAGTTCAACTTGGGTCATTTTGCGTTAGGGTATTGCTTTGTTTGGTGATTACAACTATTCTTAAAATCCAAATCAATTTTTTTGGGATTTTAAATAATACAAAAAGGGCAAAAACGATTATTAATCTCTTGTCAGATTATCGCTATAGTCTATACTTCAGTATGGTTTATACACCCTGTATAAGGGAAGAGAGCCAAAACTCACAAGTCATTATAAGTCATTTTGGTCTTTTTGTATTATTTGAAATTCTGACCCTTAATTAAAAAAAATGAAATGAATTTTCGTCCTACCTCAAATCACAAAACACCTAAGAATGAACGCTGTTAGAACTTGCTCTGTTAGATTTCCTGAATTTATTGCTCGCTTGAAAGATATTGTTTTAGACTATCTCGTCTTCGTTTGGTCTCGAGAACGCCGAGAAAACAATTTGGGACGAATTGACGAAGAGTATTATAGGAATACCTTCCTTGACCTTGCTGTGAATGGAACCGATTATTCATACTTGGACTATGTAAATCATATGGTAAGCGACGAAGACGACCCGCTCGATACTATTAGAATGTGCCAACTTATGGATCTCCAGAACTACATTAATTCGTATCTACACGACCAACTGGGAAACGACCGAGACCATATCGTATGGAATGTCCCTAAATTATACTCTCTCACCGCCTATGTTATAGCCCACAGCGAGATTACATTTGAAGAGTTCTTGTCTGATATTGAATTTGAACTTGACTATATGAACCGCCACGGAGCACCCAGACAATAAGTGCTTCGCACATTCGCTCTGCGAATAAGTATAAACCCATACACCCTGTATAAGTATAAACCCATATTTTTTTGACCCAAGACATTAGTAACAGAATTAGACCAAATCGTATCATTGACTTTGGCACCCTTAATTAAAAAAAAGTGAAATGAATTTTCGTCCTACCTCAAATCACAAAACCATTACAAATGTGCCTTAACTGCTTGAGTATTAAATTGGAAAGTATTGAAGAGTTCAATATCCGTATGAATAAAGTCGTGGAAAAAACCGAATGCGAAGGCTGTAAGAACTACTACAAGTTCCTTCTTAGAGTGAATGACGATTTGAAAGTTCTAACCAAAACAAAGATTAAGCGAAATTGTGAAATTAGACCCGCTGAGTTTATAAAGATTGTGTATTTTGAGGGAATGGTTAAGAAGCGGATTACAAACAAACTGAATTATATCGTGGGAGTTCTGGACGACCAAAAAGAGGAGGGATCGGACGCTTGCTACTTGAGCCGAATGAACGAAATGAAATCGCTGAATGACTTTGTAGCCGATATTGACGAAGCAGACCACAATTAAACCCAGAACCCTTCCTTCCGTCGGTTGGGGGCGGAACCCCAATATACACCCTGTATAACAACTATAAACCCATATTTTTTTGCTCGAGACATTAGTAACAAAATTAGACCAATTTATAATCCCATAGCCACCAACTCCTCCAAGATTTCGTGAGCCTGTCCTCTTGGAACCTTTCCATTACGACTGAATTTCAAGAGAAGGGATTTGAACTCCTTCACGAGAACGGGCGAATTGTTTCCTGCCATAATCTCACCCCGAAGAACTTCAAAGCGATAGTCGTCTTGCTCGTCCTTGTCCATTTTCTTTGACTTGGGAATGGAGGGCATATCGATATGGCAAGTTCGGCAAATATCCACCAGTTTATCTCTGTCCTCGTCGCTCATTTTGGCGACTGCTTCATAAGTGGGCTGAGATCCACTAACTAAATGTTTGAGAACCTCCTTCAAAGCGAGAGAGACCTTTTGGGTTGGAAAGTGAGGAACAAAGTTTCCAGAGGGCAGACGGAGAGCCATAATGCCCGAGTGAATGAGTTTGGGCTTGTTGATAAAATAGCGACCAAATTGAGAATACACTTTGGGCTTTTCATATTCCTTCTCGGTGAGGTGGGCTATTCCTCTGCCTTTCATTTTTGATTTTCGACGACGACGAAGTCCGTCTCCGTGCCCTTCTTGTTCTTCTTCACCACCTTCACCACCTCCACCACCACCTTCACGCTCTTCTTCTTCTGGTTCGGGAATAATGTCGTGTATTTGTCGTAAGGCGTTTGCGTATAGTTCAACATAGGCTTTTGAGGGAACTCCAGTTAAAGCCCTTCCGTCGCTTTCGGTTGCTCTTTTCCAACTTCCACTTCTTCCAGCACCCGCTCCTAAAACAATAGGTTTTCCAGAATTATTACCAGAGGTGTAAAGAGTAGTTGTTCTGGCAGTGATATTTTTGTGTTGCTCTAAGAGAGAATTTAATTTTCTTGCCATTTGCTCTCGAGTAATGGCGTAGATTGGCTCACCCTTTTTATTCGTGCCTTTTATCCTTCCAAACTCTTCAACCGACAATACTCCTTCTGGAAGGGGTGGTCTTGAAGGAACTGAAAAGTCTTCTGCTTCTCGCTGTTTGGTTTCCTCTTCAAATAGTGCTTCGGTTTCTTCGTCCAAGTCTCGAGGTTCGTTTTCAACTTGTCTTCCCTGTAAAATCCTAATGATAGTCGTAAATAATCGTCTCTCCTGCTCGTTCAATTCGAATTGTTCGTTAATGTCTTCGATCACAGACAGGAATGCTTTCTTGTCGTTCCTTTGAAGAACCATATCCACGGAATTAATCATTTGGGGAATATAACTATCTGGGACAATAGTCTCTAACAATTCGTTAATCGCTTGATTAATAGTTCCCTTGTCTTGTTCTGGAAGGGCGTCAAATCTCGCTTTAAATGAGGGATAGTCTAAAGATTGAATTTTGATATTGGAAAGAACTTCCCGAATATCTACTCCAAAGTGGTTTCCCGCTTTCTCAATCAATCTTGAAAGGGTTTTGATTAGATCGCCTCGGTTTAGAGTGTAGAGGATTTGGTTTGGAGAAGGAGTGGGATTAGAAGACTGAGATAAGCCCAAATCAACAAAATCGTTTTTCTCGTAGGTATCCATAAGACGATTAAGGTAAGCCATAAAAACTGGTGCGGGGACACCTCCAGCGAACTTGGCTTTCATATCATTCTCAATAGTAGGCCAAGCATTCACAGCAAACCTGAGTTGGTCTTCGTTTAGACTAAAAGCGATTTGAGAGGCAATAGTTCCGTCAGTAACGGAAGCGAGTTTTCCACGAAGGAGAACTTTAAGACCTTCAATATCGGCGAATTTGTCGGTGGTGGTGCGGTAGTCGGCCATAGTAGGAGGAGGTGCTCCAGTCTGTTTGAAAATGATATTGGCGTTCTGGTTCTTTTGATTGTTAGACGCTTGTAGAGCCAAATTAGCGAGATAAGTCTCTCTAAACTTGGCGTTGTCGCTTGGACCTTTCCTTGAGGCTGGGTTCATTATATCATAGACATAGATTTTTTTCTCCCAGATTATTATAATGTTTCACTACAAAGTATTAAACGCCGACGCCCCGACCAATATCCTTCAAACTAAAAGCGGTGAATACCAAGCCCCATTTATCGCTGGTGGAAACCAAGTCGCCTACAATTTAGGACTGAGAGGAAACAACATTACCTCTACTGCTTCTCTTCCCGCTCACGCCAGCGAATGGAGTGCCACCCAGAGAATTCTCTATGGGAGGCGTTAGAAGGACACAGAATAAAATCTCTCTTTAGAATATAATATGCCCTCGACGATAGTTCTTAACCAAAGCAATCTTGTTAATGACGGGAACAACAACACTTTCATTTACAGATTTCCAAACTCAGTAGCCTTTCCTCACCACGAAATCGCAATCCAGAATATCACTATGTATTACTCTTGGTCGAATATCAATGGAACCACTCTACAGAATAACACCTTCCAATACACTTGGGTTGTTGGTGCGGGTCCTGCTACAACCTACACCATTACAATCCCCGCGGGTCTCTATGAAGTAACGGATCTGAATTATTACCTTCAATTTGAATTTATTAAAAACGGGACATATCTTATAAATGCCTCAGGACAGAATGTCTATTATGCGGAGTTTCTCGTCAATCCTAACCGATATGCGGTTCAAATCAATACTTTTCCTGTTCCAACTGCTCTGCCTACTGGTTGGGTTGCTCCTGTGGCTAATCCAGCAACGGGCGACGCTGGTTGGGTTGGCTTTCCAACTACTACCTTTAATCCTCAAATTATCCTGCCTGCTAATTTTAATCAAGTTCTGGGTTATTCAGCGGGCTTTACGACTGCTCTAAACTCTGGTGTGGGAACCAACCTTTCCTACCTTTCTACCACCGCTCCTCAAGTCCAGCCCAACTCTTCAATCTATTTAGCGATTTCCAATATCGCCAATAAATACGCCATTCCTAACTCTATCATTTACTCGGTTTCTCCTAAAGTCGGCTTTGGGGAACAGATTAGCGACACTCCTCCTCAGTTCGCTTGGAACAAACTGCTCTCGGGAACCTACAATGAACTCCGTCTCCAGATTTTAGGGATTAACTTCCAGCCCATTCAAATTCTCGATCCAAATATGACTATCGTCTTGGTTATTCGAGATATGAAGGATTTAGGATTACAAGAGTTGGTCACTGCCACGAGTGGGGGAAAGTAGATAAACTCCCTTATTTGGGATAGTGTAGGAGTGTAGGGTGTAGGGTCTGTTTATCTGGAAACAGAAAATCATATTCATTATTCTTTATTCTGTAAAAACGCAGAAGAATAAATAATCTTGGTCTCATTCTATAATGGAGTTTTGCCGACCCTACACCCTACACACCTACACTAACCCCACCCGTGGGACATTTTCGTTTGTAGTCTTTTAGGATTATCTCTCCCTTAATTATATAGAATGAATAACGACATTACCGAGCAATACTTAGACAAACTCTACGACGATCTTTCTCGAGAGCAAGCGAACCTAATGGGACAATTTAGGAATGTGAAGGAAGCGGAAGAGGAGACCTTCCCAGCCTTGAAGCAAAGGCAACTGACACAACTGAATACTCTAATGACGAGTGTGTTGAGATACAGAAATATCAAGAGGGATATTCGGAAGAAGGCGTGCCTCTAACCCCAAATATTTTCTCAATACAGAGTATAAATGCCAAGACATATGCCACTCGTCTATATTAGCGGTCGTATCCACGCAAAGAAATTAGGAGAAGGTCAAGGGAGAGGTATGGGTTCCGTCCTTCTGAATACTGGAGGTGCTGGAGGAGGCTCTTCCTATCAAAGCGTCGAAGAATATACTCACACAACGGGAGTTCCCGTTCCGTCTGGTTCTGGACTTGGTTCAGGTTTAGGGGGAAAACTCTCAAAGTTGGTTGTGAAGCCTTTGGCAAAGAAGCCCCAGAATATCAAATTCACTATGTGAATGTCCTCAAAGGACAAGTTCTCCCTTTAAGAGAGACCCAAGTGAAATCGTTCGATCCAGCCATTTTTTTTCTCAACTATGAATATAAATGGCTGACACTCTTGTTTTCGATATGTCCTCTATGGCAGAGGGAACCCCTTCCGTCTTCGTGCGAAAAGATTTCTTATCCATTCTCGATAATCAAAATAAAAACTACCAAGGGAACCAAAGTGTGATCGACACTTCTCAACTCGCAAACAGCAATAAGTATTTGAATTACCGAGAGGCTTACCTAACCATTCCACTTATGATTACTCTTACTGGTGTGGCTACTGCCGATTTTGGCAATCACAAGCCAGACTTTATGGTTGGTATGAAGAACTGGTTCGGTTCAGTCATTCACTCCTTCACCCTTGACTACAACGGAACCACCATTATCCAGCAAACTCCTTTCTGTGGAATGTGGAACACCTTTAAACTAATGACTTCTCTTTCTTACCAAGACCTTATCTCTCAAGGAAGCCAAATTGGTTTCTGGCCTGACACCTCAACCTCAGTCGGTATTAGTAACACCGCTGGAGCCGTGAATAATATCGCTACTCCCACTCAGCAAGTGGTTACTTCAAATGTGGGAACTCCCTACAACGAGGGGTTATTGAAACGAATGACTTGGGCCAATGTTGATTTAGGTGCTTCTCCCGCAACTGGAACAATTGCTGGTCCTCAAGCCCTTACCTACTACCAAACCACAGGAAATATGAACCTCTTGTGGAATTCTTATATTTACACCACTACTAACTCGGTTTCCCAAGTTGGTATTCTTGCTGTGGTTTATCTCAAGCACATTCACTCATTCTTCGAGCGAGTTCCTCTCTTGAAGGGTGTGTTTATGAAAATGACAATCAACTTGAACCAGCCTTCCGTTGGTTTCACAACTGCTACTGGTGTTTTATCTTTGACTGCTGGAAGTGCTGTCAATCCTCTTGGAGGAGTTTGTCCTCTTATGATTTCAAGTATTGCTGGAACTCTTGCCAACGGAACTGATTATGTGGCTTCTTTGTCTATCGGTCAAACCTGTAATGGTTCTAACTCTGGAGTTGCTGGCGTTCAGAACAATCCTATTGGTGCTGGTTCTATTATGTTGAATGTTCCCGCTTATACTTTCAATCCTGTTTTTGAAACCTCATATCTTTCCGCTCCAATTAAGAAGATTGTGTATGAGGACATTTACCAATACCAAGTCAAAGGTGTTTCTGGCACCTTCAACAACTTAATCACTAATGGTATTGCCAATATCCGCTCGGTGTTGGTCTTGCCATTTTTGTCCGCAGGTCAAGCGGGAATGCCCCTGTCTCCCTTCCAATCTCCTTTTGATCCCGCTGGTTGTGGTCCTACTTCTCCTCTGGTTCAATTCACAAACTTCAATATCCAAGTGTCGGGTCAAAACGCAATCTACAACAGCGAGCGATACTCATACGAGCAGTTTATGAACCAACTCTACGGACAGAACGCCGTGAATGGAGGAATGACCGACGGATTGACTTCTGGTTTGGTTGGCTACAAGGATTTCCTTCAGGAATACTGCTACTACTATGTGAATGTCGGTAGAATGTTGCCCGTTGAAGAGGCTGTTCCGAAATCTGTGAATGTGCTTGGAACCACAAACTTTAACTCTACTAACATTACCTCTTTGGACTTGTGGGTCTTCATTTCCTATGGAGTTGAGGTCTCGGTGGATATCCTTACGGGAGCCAGAGTTTAAATGGGTTTCGGTATATTATAAAACACAAAACGACATTATCTCTTTGTTTAGCGACATTTTTTTCTCCTCTATTGATATAAATGTCTCACGCCGTCGTGTATATGGAACGCCCAACTCCAAGGGCTTTAAGCAAACTGAGAAAGGGAGGAGCAGTTCGCATTCGTCCCAAAATGAGTGGAGAAGGAATGTCTCTCGTTGTCTCTGCCGACAAATTCAATCACATTAGCAGAGCCTTTGACAAAGGAAAAGCCTACACCATTAGTCTTAGTCCAGCGGAAGTATCAGCAAACCAAAATCCTCCTGAAGAAATCATTCCTCAAATGGAAGGAGGCAGTATTTTTGATAGTCTCAAACGAGGAGCCAAGAAGATCGGAAAGGCTTTGGAACCTGTAGCCAAGAAGGTTCTCATTCCTGCTGGAAAAGAACTCGCCAAGAGAGGAGTGAAAGAGTTGGAGAAAATGGCACCTACACTTGGAGCGACTGCTTTGTCTGGTTTAGCCACTCTTTCTGGTAATCCTGAACTCATTCCGATTGCTTCTGCTGTGGGAAGTGAATTAGGAAAACACGCTGGGTCTTACCTGTCTGGAGAAGCCAATCGCCGAATTGATAGTTTCGGAAGAGGAATAGGTCCTCGTTCAAGAATGCCTTCGGTTGATCCAATGTTGGCAAAGGCTACTCTCGGAAAGGCTATGGCAGACCAACACACCGCTCATTTCCAAAAAGAATTTCTTGAAGGTCAATCTCCTCTTCAAGGATACGGATTATACGGAAGTGGATTATACGGAAGCGGAAGCGGATTGTATGGAAGTGGTTCTGGACTATACGCTGGAGGACGAACGAGAGGTGCTGGATTTAGTGAGAAGTCTTCAGTTGGAATTCACGGAAATCTGCTTGGCCACGGAATGCCTCCTGCTCTTCAAAGTCAGCCTCTATCTTCTAACTTCCAATTTGCTTCTCGTCTTCCTCCCGCTTACAAGGCTCTCAACACAACTCCTTAAAAGACCCACGGGTGGATTAGTGTAGGAGTGTAGGGTGTAGGGTTGGGAAACTACGACTATAGAATTAGAACAAGATTATTTATTCTTCCTCGTTTTTACAGAATAAAGAATAATGAATGTGATTTTCTGTTTCCAGATAAATAGACCCTACACCCTACACCCCTACACAATCCCAAATAAGGGGTTTTCCTTTCCTTAATAATGAGTTAATGAGTTTAAAAGATATAGAATTTTATCTCTCTCTTAATTAATATGCCCGATTTAAAAGAATACATTAAGGAGAAGCGTCCTTCTTTGTCAGCGTCCAGTATCACAACTTACAATTCAATCCTTCGTTCTCTGTATAAGAAAGTGTTTGGCGACGGAGAGATTGATAAATCAAAATTCGAAGAGACTGAGCCGATTTTAGCACATTTGAAAGACCTTCCGCCCAATAAGCGAAAGACCATTCTGTCTGCTTTAGTGATTATCACCGACGACAAGAAATACCGAGAACTAATGTTGGACGACATTAAGGACTACAATCACGAAATCTCGAAACAAGAGAAGACGGAGACCCAGCGAGAGAACTGGATAGGAATGGAACAGGTGAAGACCTTGTGGGACGCTCTCAAACGAAATGCGGATTTGATTTACAAGAAGGCGAGTTTAACCCCGAATGATTTACAGACCCTTCAATCCTTCGTCATTCTTTCTCTTGCTGGTGGGATTTTTGTGCCACCTCGTAGGTCAAAAGATTTGGTGGATTGGAAGATTAGGGACATTGACAGGAGCAAGGATAATTACTTGGATAAGAATGTCATTCACTACAACTCCTACAAGACTGCGAAGACCTATGGAGAGCAGACGATTACAATCCCAACTCCTTTGAAGACAATCCTTACGAAATGGATCAGAGTAAATCCGACGGACTGGCTGTTGTTTGACACGAACCAGAACAAACTTACAAGTGTGAAACTGAACCAGAGGCTAAACAAACTCTTTGACGGGAAGAAAATTTCTGTAAATTCTATGAGACATTCATACTTGACTGATAAATATGCCGATACGATTAAGAGAAACGAAGAAATGGCAGAAGACTTCGCTGAAATGGGTAGTTCAAAAAATATGGCTACTACGTATATTAAGAAGGATTAGGGGAGACAGACCATAAATGCTTTGTCTCCCCGCATTAGTATAGAAAATAATTCTATCGAATGTTAAGAATTATATTAATTAGCGTTTTATACCATATAAAGAGAATACAGAAGTATAAGTATGTCGGGAATTCAAATACTTAATGCTGATTTAGACTTTGGACTTGCCAAGGAGCCAGAAGTAGTCGCTGTGCTGGAAGGGATATTTAATGAGACCATAACTCGAGTGCCTGATAAATATTCGCCGTTCGACGCTGAGAGCGAAATAGCCCGCTATGAAATCAAATGTAGAAGGTGCCACCTGACGAGATATGACGAGACCATTATTGGAGTGAATAAGATTACAAGGACACCGAGAAACAAACCCTTTCGCTTGGTGTTTGGTTTCACAGACGGATTGTATTATACGGAATATGAGAAGGAGAGGTTCGACACTTATGACATTCGTCCAGTATATTATGTGAAGGGAGACGGAACTCGCAGAGCAACACCACACTATCACATACCAATCGGGGATCTGATACGGATTTCGGGATAATTTGTGGGATATATAGACAATTATTAATCAAATACTTAATAATCGGGGCATTAATCGATTATTAAGCATTAACTTTCGTTTAAAGACGAAAAACCATAGTTTAAAATTAATAAAAAATTTTTTATTTAGTCTTTTCTTTCGTTTTAAAAGAGATTTTTTAAGTTTAAACTTAATTTTCGTTTAATTTATCCAGAAAATACGCAATTATTAATGAACTCCTTAATAATTGATTACTTTATTCACATATATAATCCCGAAACCTCTCAGGCTCACCGAAATATTCCAATCTCTTCAACTCTCCTCCAATCATAAACTTCAAATCGACATAATTCAAAAAATGCTCTATGGCACTCCTCGTGCTATTCGTATTGGCTTGGCGGTAAATATCGCTGTGCTTACAAGTTCGAACTAATTGAACCACACTATAATCTTGGTCTTCGTAATCCATAGCGTCCGCTTGGTTCTCGACATAAATAACTACTAAAGGATCGTTCTCATAAGTCACTCGATATACATAGTGAATTCCATTTCGAGAATTGTTTGGATTTGACACTTCGTATCTATACCACCTACTCACATAATCCTCAAAGCAGTCGATCACCTCCTCTTCCGTTTGGAATTCTTTCAATCCATTTGATACTGACTTCACAAAGTCGTCGTAATAGGGTGGGACTTCTCTCATTTATATTACCAAAGAGAAAGTATTTAACCATTATTAACGAATAGAGACAATTCGGCAAAACTCCCTTATTTGGAATAGTGTAGGAGTGTAGGGTGTAGGGTCTGTTTATTTGGAAACAAAAAATCACTTTCATTATTCTTTATTCTTTAAAATCAAGGAAGAATAAATAATCTCGGTCTAATTCTATGGTTATAGTTTCCCGACCCTACACCCTACACACCTACACTATTCTATTACTTATTTATAGCAAAGAAGGATCCGTAATTGGACTTCTTGAAGGCGGAGAAGGAATGAGACCTCCACTAATCTTCTTTCCTCTCATTTCTCTCAATTTTCTCATATGCTCTCTCGCCTCGGGAGAACCCTTCGCAAACTTCTTCTTCTTTCCTACACCCATTCCAACGGCTTTACCCAAAGCATTTCCCGCCTCTTTCCCTAAGGTCTTTCCAGCAATCGCTCCAACAGCAGGATTATCTGTCAAGGCTGAAGCAGTCGCTCCAATTGCCATTGGAAGAGCCTTGTGGATTAGAGCAGAAGGAAGAGTGTGAGTGAAGAACTTCTTGGCTCCGTGTTCTATTGAATGAATGCTGATTTTTCCGCCTTCGGTATGAATGGCTAATGGGTGGGGGTGAGAAAAATACACTTGGGAATAGGCTTGTGGTATTCTTGGAAACAAATCGCTCTGTAAAGCGGGGTGCTGATCGGTATGAAATCCTCGTCCTCTCATTATATTATTAGGGTGAGATTTTTGTTTCAGGAGAACATTCAAATAAAACCTCGCTCTGTTCTTTGTCGTTTTTCTATAATCCTCGGGGTTCTCCAATATCATTCTCGCAAAGTCTGCTAAATCGTGAATACCACTATCGGGGTTCTCGTGTTGAAATCGGTGGAATTGATTGGTAAAGGAACCCCACTTCAAGTCTTCCCAATCCACTTTCTGGTTTAAACCTGAAGCGTGAATGAAGTGCTGGTGCTGAGCGTCAATATCACCTCCTTCCATTACTATATCGGCTCGGTGTCCTAAATCTGTAATCCCCTTAACCACCTTGGATAGAAGACCAAAGCGTCCCAAGATTTCTTTCGCGGGTTGTTCCACAAAAGAGATTGAAGGCTCCTTCCACAATCCAACTTCCTTCAACAACATTTCGATAAAGTCGCTACAATTATTCGTCTCAGCGTTGTAAGAGAAGAAACGATCCACTCCCACTCTCTCAAGGGTTCTATTCAAGAACTCGCTCAAAGTCAGATTGGGAGGAACTGGTTTCACTTCTAAACTCTCCTCTTGCTTCGGGGCTTTGGGAGACAACGCCAGATTAACAGAAGTAGTCTTATCAATCTTTACAACTCTTCCACTCGAGAGTGTCACCCAAAGAGACAAATGGAAGAGTTTGTCTTTGTTTTTGTCAGCCAGTAGTTGGTCTGTCTCCCCTCCAGAGAGAAAAGAAAGTGTCTTTTGATAGAGTGAGGGCAAAGGGTTTCTGTGTAATTCCATTCCAGTAATAACTGCTGTTCCATTGGCGTCTAATACTCTCTTGGCGGAAGGTGAGAACTCTTTTCTGCCGTGAATGAGTTTGTGAGCGAAGCCAGACAAATCACCTCCACTCTCTCCTTCGTCGTCTCCACTTGAATAGGCGTCGCTTTCTTTGTTGTAGGCAGAAAGCCCTTTGCCTTTGGTTTTTTTCTTTTTAGTTTCCTCTTCGTTTTCTTCGTCGGTGTCTTCGTTTTGTGCTTCTTGTCTTGCCTTAGCCTTCGCCAGTTTTAGTTCCTCGGGGGTATAATGCTCCACTACATATTTCAGTTTAGAGATTATCTCTGGGGTCTTCCACTCACCATAGGTATATGGCATTTCTACTTTATTTTTAAAAGTCCCTCTATTAATGAAGTTTAAGGCTCTCTCAAGAAATACTAACTTGAATTCCCACGATTTATCCTCAAGCCCTTCCCAAGTTTTCAGATCAACCTTGGATTTCCCCTTCCATTTATCCTCTTCTTCTTGAAACAATCTCTCTTCTTCCTTAACCTTTTCTTGGTATTTTCTTTGAACTTCTTTCTTTCTCTCGTTTTCTTCTTTCAATCTATTTTTATACTCCATAGCCCGTTTCTCTTGGTCTTTCTTATAACTATCCAAAAAAGCAAGGTGTTCTTCCTCCTTACTCATTTTCGGGGTCTCGACTGACACTCTTGTCTCACCCAGACCAGAAAAGGGACTTCTCCATACCTTCGAAGAAGAAGGAGGAGGAGGAGAAACCTTCGGAGACTTTGGTTCTTTTGGAAGAGGCATAGCCTTCTGTTTTACAGGTTGGGGTTCCGCCCCCAAACTACGGGAGGAAGGGGTCTTAGGGGAATTCGCTTTGCGAATGTCTTGGAGAGACGAAACCTCGGTTTCCCTAATCTTTGGTGCCTCTCCGCCACCTCCTCCCAACTGGCGAAGAAAATCCTGATATAACTCTCCATAAATGTTCTTGGGTAAGTGAGGGCTTACAATTGCGTTTAGTTTCCCCTTGTATCCCTCTGGCTTCTTTCCAAAGATAAATTCACCACCAGTCTTTTCTCTCTTGGTCTTTGCTCGAATAGTCATTTCTGGGTGTTCTTTTAAGACCTTGTCAAGATAAGTGGATTTACTCAGAGGGGATTTTGCCTCGAACTCTTCCATAGAGATATAAGCCCCATTATCCACTTGGGGTTCTGGTTGGGGTTCTGGTTCTGGTTCTGGCTCTGGTTCTCGCTCAGGTTCTGGCTCTGGTTCAGGTTCTCGTGCCTTTCCTTTTTTTGGTCTTCCTCTTTTTTTGGGGTGTCCTAATACAAGAGGAATAGGAGGAGGTTCGTAATAGGTTTTGCTCGTGTGTGATTTTGTAAGTCCCGCTTTAATGGCGTTCTTGAATAACACGGGAGGAAAGCCTCTTTGTTTATTCTCAATCTTCTCTGCTGGAACAAGTTCTTCATTTTCCTTGGTTTGTTCGTATCTTCTGGCGTATTCTTCAAGTTTCTCTCGATCTTCTGGAGAAAAATCTCCCATAGTAGGTCTCGGTCTCACGAAAGAAAATCCAACAATAGGTTTCTTCACATTTACGGCTCGTGTTGGCTTAATGGTTAAACCTCCTTGTCTTTGTGCGATATTACGGATTTTAGTGAGTGGATTAACGAGTTTCCATTTGTATTCTGATTTGCCTTTATTGGGCGTAGCAAAGAACGGAGGGATTGCTAATTCAACTTCTCCTGCTTGTAATACAGAGATCGGGATTTCTTCTCTTAAGGCGGGGTCTGGGGCTCTTCCTCTTGCTGGCTGTTGTCTCCTTGGCATTTCTATACTAAAGAGAAAGAAATAAATTCGGGAATATTAATCTATAGAGAATTATTAATATTAACGATTGTTTTAAAGTGTGTAGGAGTGTAGGGTGTAGGGTCTGTTTATCTGGAAACAGAAAATCGCTTTCATTATTCTTTATTCTGTAAAACCGAGGAAGAATAAATAATCTTGGTCTCTTTCCACAGCCATAGTTTCCCGACCCTACACCCTACACTCCTACACTATTCTATTACTTATTACTTATTCACAGAGCGAATTGTCTTCAGGGGAGACAAAGCATTTATGGTCTGTCTCCCCGTTCCTTCTCTGGCATAGTGGTATGGAGATAATCGGCTGGATTTAAAATAGTTGTGAAGCCTTTTCTAAAACGCTTGTCTGGCTCTTGTTCCAAATCTATAATGAGAGGACTGAACTTCTCGGCGGTCGCGTATTTATACATTTCGAGCAGTTGTTCTTTCGTAACACCCAGACCAAACTCACTCATAATCAGATTGACTTCTCGGTTTCCAGAGAGTTTCAACAACACCATATAGGAGCAGTTGTTACGGATAATCTTGGGAATTCTAAAATAACTCTGGCTCAAGAACAACACACTACAATTGAGTTTTCTCGCTCTAATGTAATAGTTCTCAACAGCAGACAAGTCTTTCGAGAGAACTAAATCGTCAAGAACTACGAGGTGATTACAACGCTTGTCGAATTTATCTAAAGAAGGGAGATTGTGAAGGCCTTCCTTTACTTGTATCTGATCGCATTTTGTGGTGAGGAAGTTGTAGAGAGGTTCGTCTTTGTTTCGAGTGATTATAGTAATATCGGCGAAGGTTCCCTCTCCGACTGAAAATAGGTGAATGAGATTGAGTAGCCAATTCGTTTTCCCACTTCCCGAGGGAGCAACTACACAAGCCCTAAAAGGAATTTTGAACTGGTGTAGGTTAAAGTTTGGGTTGTCGGCTTCGTCTAACATATCCTTTGGAATGTGCTTATACCAATTGATTATCTCAGTAGAGACTGGTTCTTGTTGTTCCTTCTTCTTCTTGGGTGGCATTATATAATTAAGAAGAGAATATTCTTGGGGAGTTGGACGAGGTTCGCTCAATCACGCGGATTAATTTCTGTGTCTATGATATAATATGGCTACTTACAATCCACCTACAGAGAATTTGGTAATCTTTGATAGTAGCGTCTTCCATAGCGTAAATGGAGACACTATTACTCAACAAACACTCGACGCAAACTACCTTCGCTTTCCGATCGGGCAAGGCACAGAGACTATTCCTGATTTGGTTGTCGGGGGAGGTGCCTCCGTCGGTGGTAATTTAGGAGTGAATGGAGAACTCGTTTTAGACAGCACCGCCATTATTCAAAATGACGGAACTGGAAACCTTATCGCCAGTATCCCGTCAGCAAAGACTTATGACTTTCAAATCCCAGCAGGATTTCCCAGATTGACAATAGGACAAAGTGGGGTTCAAATCAACGGCATTCCACTTTCCTTTGACAGCACAAACAACTTGGGTATTCAACCTTCGGGCGGATTTACTACACTCACACTTGCTTCCAAGAATGCTAATGGAATAGTCCAAATAGCAGTAGCGAATGGTTCAAATGTTATAAGCACCCCTGTAATCGTCAATTCAGCGACCACTACTATTTCCAACTCAACTACTATTAATACATTGGCTTCTACCACCCAGCCCAACGGCACGAATAATACCTCTGTGGCTACGACCGCATTCGTCCAATCGGCAATATCCGCACTTCCAAGCGGTTCTACGATCATTCCCTACCTCTACGGGTTCATTCCTAACCAAAGTCTCGGGGCAAGTAATTTCATTAATATTGACTTTACGAATGGGGCTACTCTCAACCCAAATACCTACTTCACTTTAAGGTGTCAGTTCCAATACACTTGGACTACTACTGGCGGAGTTACAGGACTAAATGGTATAAATCCCTTTTATACTAACTACAATTTCCTAATGGACGTCTATCCCAACAGAGTTCCAACTATCACTGCTGGAAACAATAACGCTCTCCCGAATGGAACTATTAATGGAAACGCTTCCTACGTAATGACTGACGCCACCTACGCTCCAAATGGAAGGTGGTATTGGGTTCGCAATTACTCCTCTTCTACTATCAGTCCAACAAGTCCAACAGCAATCACCAATCCTATTTTCTTCTTGTCTAACGCTCAATCAAGGTTGGCTATTCAATTCACCCCTCCAGACAGCAACGGACTTGGGTTCTTCACAAATGAAGTAAGTATTGAGATTGTCAATAGAAGTAGCGGAACCTCTTTTACAAGTAGCGGTATTAATGGCTTTACCTCATTCTACGCCTCCTTTTAGTTCGCGGTTTCGCCAGCGAGCAACGAAAGGTTTAGGAGGGCTTCAAAATATATTCTCTCTCTACTATATAAATGTCTCAAGTGTTCTACGACAATCAAAAACCAATCTATAGAAATACCGCAGGAACTACCTCGGTAACACTTGATAATGAGAATAACCAAATCATTATCACCGATACTACTATTCCAAAGACCATTATAATTGATAGTCAGCAATTCTCAAACGGGGTTCAGACCCTTCCCTACGTTCAAATGTACGAAAATATCAATGCGGTTGAGGCGTGTGTCTTCCCGCCTGTTTCCACCTCTATCCTTGCCGTCAATAATGAGGTTAGGGTTCAAGACCTATCTGGGAATGTCGGGAGATTTAGAACCAACGGAACAGACACCGAAATCTTATCCTCTGGGAACCTTATCCTTGATCCCTCTGGAACTCTTATCACCGCCAAGAACCGAGTAATCCAACAATTAGGTTTAGACCCTTCTTATAATGCTGTAAATGGTTATTACGGATTAAGTAAAGACGCTTACCCTTCATTAAATCCTTCTTCTGCTGGTGTTAAAGCGACTTCAACTTGGGATTATAGAACCATTAATAAAACTGGTGGAAATCAAAACTCGGTGTGTTGGTCTCCTGAATTGGGAATATTTGTTTCTGTTGGTCTTCCTACTCCTACTATTACAACAAACTTTTCTACAACTGGTATTACTTATTCCTACGACGGAATTAATTGGACGAGTGCGAATACTGGGATTACTCTAACGAATTGTAGCAGAGTGGAACGACTATTACTTGCGACAGCACCGCTGGACTATCTACTGGTTTTAGTATTGGTATTTTAAGTGGGACTGGGTCAATTTCCGCTACTTCTATTACTTCAATTACGAATGCTACTCAATTTGTAGTAAGTTCTACTCCTACAATTGCTTTAAGTGGAGCAACTTTAATAGCGAATTCTCAATGGACTTCTGTTTGTTGGTCTCCTCAATTGAGATTATTTGTAGTTGTTGCGAGTTTTGGTGCTATGGGTAAAAAAGTTCAAACCTCACCTGACGGAATTAATTGGACTTTTAGAAATGGTATAGCAGTAAGTTTAACTGGTTGTAGTGGCGGTCCTACTACTATAACGACAACAGACCCTTTAACAACCTCTATTTTACAACAATACTATTATATAAGTTCAAGTGATTTTGGAGCAACATTTACAGGGACTACACCAAGAGTTCAACTTATAACCTCCCCTACAACATTTACGATTACTGGTGGTGCTACTTTAACAATCGCTACAACTGCGACACTATATTTTGATAATAATTGGTGGGGTGTTTGTTGGTCTGCTGAATTAGGATTATTCGTTGCTGTTGGTGGAGGAGGCGACGGATTAGTAAGACAAAAGATATTAATGTATTCAAGCGACGGAATTAATTGGTCTGCTGGTTCTTTTTCAACTCCAACTACTTTATATTATAATCAACCTTCGGTCTGTTGGTCTCCTCAATTGAGTTTATTTGTTGGTGTTTCTAATAGAACAAATGCTTCTTCTTCTGGTGGTGAAAATAGAGTATTCACTTCTTCTAATGGTATTACTTGGACTGAACTTGATAATCCCAATATTTATTCGTATAATTCTTTTGGTATTTGTTGGTCTCCTTCATTAGGTAGATTAGTTGCGGTAGGTAATAATGGTGTCAAACCTCCTTATACTACTAATGTCGGTGCTGGAACTTGTTGTATGTATAGTGATAATGGGACTACTTGGAATACAAGTAATTTAGGTGTTCTGCTAACGAATTGTAATGTTATAACCTCAACGACTACTTCTGCGACTATTAGTTGCGATAGTGTCGCTCAATTGGAAACTGGAATGTTTGTAAATGTAAATAGTGGAACTGGTGAAATTAAATTAGGAGCATTCATTCAATCAATAGACACTTCTACTAATCGGTTTAATATTGTTGTTTCTGTTGCTACGCTTATAATAACTCCTCTATCAAACGCAACTCTCTTTGCTGGTAGGTCGTATCCAGAAGTAGTATGGTCTCCTCAATTGGAACTATTCGTCGCAACTGCGAATTCTGGTGTTAAAAGAATAGCAACCTCTCCTAATGGGATTGATTGGTCTTTTGTTAATGTTGGAATACCGATTACGAATTGTAATGCTGTTGGAACGACTATTACTTGTGATGATACTTCAAGATTACAAGAAGGAATGATATTAGGACTTCTTACTGGTGGAGGTGTAATGACTACTGCTACTGGTGGAGTAATAACAATATCAACTATTACTGGTTTGACGACATTTACAACCTCAACTGCTATTACAGGATTATCCAATACCACTCTCTACGCCAATAATACTTGGAGTAGTGTTGCTTGGAGCGACGAATTAGGTTTATTTAGTGTGGTAGGTAGTGGTGGGACAACAAACCGATATTTAACTTCTTCTTTGAGAGGGAGACCGCCTACTGCTTTGAATGTATTTGACAGCAGTTTCAACAACATTGACGCGAGTGGGAACTGGACTTTTAAAAGTAAATCTATTTTTAGTGACGGGACGATTGAAATTAAACCTACTGGAACATTGGAGTTAGACGCTACTACTATTGACTTTCAAAATACAAGCACTACTACTTCAACTGCCAATCACAACGCCGATATTAAAGCAACTTCTACTGGTTTAGAAAGCACAACCTTCTTGAAAGTGAAATTAAATGGTGCTGATATTTGGTTGCCTTATTTCATTACGGATCCTTCTTTATAATTGAGTTTATCCTTTCTTCGCTAATAGTATAATGGAAAGTTCAACGATCTATTTTATAATCGCTTCCGTGAGTGCCTTTTGTGGGGCTTTGTTAAAACTGATTTACGATAGTAAGTGCCGTCATTTGAATATCTGTTTTGGGTGTGTGGAGATTGAGAGGGATATAGAACACGAAGTAGAAATTGAAGAAGGAAGACAGCACCCTCAAGAGAGAAGAGCGTCTCGAGATTTCGGGGAACGAAATGTCCGTGGGACTGAACCAGAAAATATCTCCCATACAATATGAAGGATATAGAGAAATATTCAAACCCAGCCCTCGTGAGGCAAATGGCGGATCATTATTTAGGAAGAGAAATCCCAATATATTATTCAACGAGACAGGACAAGAAGTATATGTTAGAACACAAAGGCAAGTTAATTCACTTCGGTCAGTATGGCTATGAGGATTATACCAAACACAAAAACCTTGCGAGAAGGGAAGCCTTTAGGCGACGAAATCACGAATGGGCGAGGGCTGAAAAATGGTCTCCCGCGTGGTTGGCTTATCACCTTCTTTGGTGAGCGTTCAAATTGCCAGAGTTTTTTTGTCATTCTCTATTATATAGAATGACAAAGTGGATAGAGTTCGTGAAAGAGTTCGCAAGTAAGAAAGGAATGTCCTACAAGAACGCCTTGAAAGACCCCGAGTGTAAGAAGGAATACCATTCCTCCAAGTCGGAAGGCGGGTCTCTTGCCAAAGAGCCAGTTTTAGTGCCTCCGCCTATGCCGAAAAAGGAACGAAAGACTAAGAAGCCAATCGCCAAGGTTGAACCAGAGCCAGAAAGTCCAAAGGATAATAATATCACTATGGAAGTCTTGGAAGGTGGTCACAAACCCAAGAAAGAAAGAAAGCGTCCCAAGAAGTCTGTGGCTGAACCAGAGCCTATGGAAGGAGAAGGCGTCCTTCACGCAGGATATACTGCCGAAGCCGTGAATGGATTAGAACACATTTACCCTATATCTCACAATATGGTCTTAAAGATTGTTAAATCAGTCTAAGGACATTTTGCTTCGGCAAAATCACTTTGAGCGGGGCTTATAATCCTCGTCTTGGGTAATGATACTGGAAGGGTCAGCCTTTTCTCTAACCATACCTCCGAGTTCGATTGGGGTTCTCTTTGACGGGTCATTACTGCGGAAAAAGTGCTTCAGGATAAACTCGTTCTTTAAGTGGCTTCTCTCTACAGCCAAATCGTCAAACATATCAGTAAAAGCCTCGCAGTCGTGATACAAATGCCCTTGTCTGTATGGGCTGGCATTAATGAAATGAAGCAAAGCAAGACAATACCAGCCACAGGCAGAGTTCATTAGAGACTGAATGTCCTTCGTGTTATAGGGCAGTTTAATCTTCGTAAAGTCCTCTACTTCTTGTGGTGGGGGTTGTCCGAAACTATCAAAATAAATACCCGCAATCTGTCCGTTCGGATATTTATTCACTTGGAAGCAGGTGTAGTGTGATCCAGTATTACGCTCTCCGTCTTCGTCGAATTCATTCTCCATATTAATAATGTAGGATTTATTGTAGCGGAGTTTTCTGGTTTTCAGTTCGTCCTTAAAGCCAACGAAAATCAAAGGCACATTCATTCGCTCGGCAAGGTCTTCAAGTTGAGTATCGGTTAATGACATTTATGAATTAGAGTGAGATAATTCTATTCTCGTTTTAACGAGAAGTTGATTAACAACGAATTCATAAATTACGCATTTGGGCTTTTTGACTATCTAATGACTTGGAAAAAAAGAGACCATACTTGGTCTGGGTTTATACAGGGTGTATATTTTTATAGTGTTTATAGGTATAGGGGTGTATATTTAGAGATTTGGGTTGGTGTCAAGACTATCGTCGGTGTCAGGCTCCTCAATATCTACGCCTAATAAGTCCTTGAGTGCTTGAATGTGAATGTATTGGGTATAGCCTTTGGAACTTCTGGCTGAGGTGATTAGGATATGCGGGTTCTCAGGAATACCCTTAATCTTGGTTTTAATCTGTAGCATTAGACTTCCTTCGTTAATACCCTCTCCACATTTATAACCTAATTCAGATCGCCAGCGAGCGAGGTCAGAGAGTAACTCTTTTCCGTTGGTATGGATATATTGACATTCTTCGTGTGGTGCGGTTTCCTTTGCCTTCAGTTTTCTTGGTGGAAGTCTCGTGCCTGTGAAGTAATGCTTGGAGACCCAATGACACATAAACTCCTCAATCCATTCCTTCGAGTTAGAGAGGATTAATTTGTGATAAGCCGTTTTGAGTTCTTGGGTTCCGTTCCAGCCGTCGATAGGAGTAACCCTGAAACTCCAGTAAATACTCCTTAGGGCGTTTGGTCTTGCCATAGTCCTTACGAAGTTCTCGAAGTAGGTAAAATTACCTTTCAGTTTATCGCTACACCTAATAATCACATTACGCCTATCGTCTTGGCTGGTCTTCACGGGGTCTTTTGAGTTGGTTGTTTGTATAAACCTATGAAAGGAACGAGTTGGGTATTGACACTTTTGTTTAGCGTTAATTGTGATTGTTCCAGCGTCAATCAAGTCCTTTATCTGACCTTCCGCTTGGTGTGAGTTCTGTTTTCCTGTTTCATTCAATATAATTAAGTCCTTACCTTCCACTAAGCCGTTAAAGGTTCCCCAAATATCTCTCTCTGGGGAAGAGGAAGAAAAGGTTCGCTTCTCACCGAAGAGTTGTCCTATGGTATTTACCAAGAGACTTTTACCTGTGCCTTGGTCTCCTATGAGCGTAATCATTTTTGGTGGCTTGACGCTTGGGAATTGAAAGGCGTGTGAAATCCAGCACCGAACATAATTACATTCGGCTTCTTCCCCGAGTAATTCTCTCATATGTGAGAGGAATACCACAACGGCTTCTCTGTCAAATTCAGGGTCTTCCTCTGTAATAGGCTGGCTCTCGAATGGGCTGTCAGTCCAAAGGTTATAGACCTTCTCAGGACACTCCATTCCCCTCGGGTAAGTATCCATAGTCTCAAACACATTCATAGAAGGGTCTTCAACCCACTTGCGGATACAAGAAACTACTTTTTCTCCTTCCATATAGGTTTCGTGTTCGTAAGCGGTGATAATATCGGTTTTTGTTTTGATTACGAGAACACCTCTCTCTTCGTCTCTCTTTACAAACATAGAGGCTTCAATAATCTTACACCAGCCTTGGGCGTTAAAGTTGGCTCTCCATTCCACATATCGAGGGTCTTCCAACGAGATTACTGGAGTAGGCTCTACTCTCGTGTATTCGATCAGGTCTTCGTCCATAGGCTTTACCGCAAACTGAATATCCATTTCAAACTCGGCAAGCACAAAGTCGTTAATCTGCTGGAGGAGTTCATTCACATTCAATTTACTATCCACTATGTCCCGTCTCAGTTTGAAGCCGTCCAATTCGTAAATACCGACCTTGTAGGCTTTGTGGTTGTGGTTCCAGTCGAAGAAGCCTCGGGTGTTGAGGAAGTCCATTACCCTATCTACGATTAGGAATTCCAAGTGGAAGGTGTAGAAAGCCATAAACGAGCCGATCTCGTTCTTAATGCTCTTCATTTCTGGGGCAGTCTCGAGTTTCATTCTCTTAATCTTATCCCACAAGTCGGGGTTCATTTGTTTCAGGCGTTCTCCAGTTCTTCTCAGTTCGTCTTTGAACTTGACAGCGAACGGGAAGTTGGGCTGGTTTCCTTCTATCTTGTTTTCCTCCTTCCACTTACTAACACCTCCTCCATTCATAAGGCAGGAGTATAGTTTCTTGGCTTTGCTTCTGGTGGTTCCATAATGTTCGCAAGTCTCACCCAATATACGCTCTCGGTCTCCGAGATACTGACCCAAGAATTCAGTAGAGAAGTCTTCGTGGTTCTTAATCATTTCATACAGGATAGTAGGGCAGGCATTCACCATATCAAAGTCGTAGTAGGTTTCGTGATACAAGGTGTTACGAATTCTACGGGGTAGATTGGTGGAGCCGAGTTTCTTTCCTCCTATGAAACTGCGACCGATATTGTTCTTTCTGCGGATATAATTTACATAGTGTAGTGGAACTCGCTTGGTCTTGAGGGGTTCGTAGTATTCGGTTAGTGCCTTTCTGTAGTTCGCTGGGAGGTCAGCATTATCGAGAAGCGATAGACAGGTATTCATTTCTCTCGTTGAGAGGGGCTCAGTCAAGGTTATTCCGCTTTTCAAAAATCGGGGTTCTTGGTTCAAAAATTCGGGGCTAAACACAAAATCGAGGGGGGGCATTTTGTAATATGTAATAAGAATAAATCTTTAAATCAAAATCAATTTTTATATTTTATTATATCCCAAAATCATATGAATTTAGATCAATTCATATAATTAAACACTTAAAGGATTGAGACCTTCTTTGGTCTCGTTATTAATAGGGTATTGTGCCAGTCGTTCTACCATTTGTTGCCATTTTTCTTGCCCCAGTTCGTCCCTAAACTGCCGTATTTTTTGGAGGCAGATTGCGTTTTTTCCGAATAAAGCAATGTCTTCTTTTGCGAGACCATACTGCTTCTCGTAGCGTCTCTCTCGCTTGTATTGGTTTAGTTTGGGGATTACTCCGTCTTTTTGTAGGTAAAATGCCCTATATTCCCTCATATATTGACTGCGGTTCTCGGAAGGTGATACGGAAGGCTTGAACTCCATTTGATACTATATAGTGAGACTTTTTTATATCCTTTTCGGTAGGATAAAATGACGAAATGAAGGGTGTGTAGGGGTGTAGGGTGAAGGGTTGGGTTTTTTCCATTATAGAAAACGACCTTCATTATTCTTTATTCTGTAAAATCGCAGAAGAATAAATAATTTTGGTTTTCAAAACCCAAAAAAGGCTCCAGACCCTACACTCCTACACTATTTTATACTTTTAAGTATCCCGAAACCCCAGTATAATAGGGGAAGGTCGGTAGTGTCCTTATTTAGTGTATAGTGTAGGGTGTAGGGTATATAAAATTGGTAATGTAAAAAATATTTTTTGTTCTGTAAAAAGACAGAAGAAAGAATAATGAACCCTATATTCTATACCTAAAAAAACCCCACCCTTCACCCTACACCCCTACACAAGGGGTTTTCCTACCTTCTTATAGCCCAAAAACCCCTGCGTCTCTTTTCAGAAAATAAAATGTTGGTTAATACTAATAATGACCTTTAGCAAAGACGACTTCACTCCTGACAACGCCCAACGCCTCTCTGTAATCATAATGAAGCAAATGGGAAAGCCTCTACTCAGTTCCTTCCGCTCTCTGGGAACCTCTCACCAAGCCAAGTTCAATCGCCTAATGAACGAGTATATTAGGAGCCTTCCCGAAGACTGGGAACCAAAACTAATGGGAGACTTTAACGCTCTCGTGAATGAAGACCTACTTACCGACGAATTTGATCCTTCTACTCTGTTTGTCCCTATTCTCAACTCTACTCCTGAACTGCTACTCACAGAAGAGCAAAAGGCTTTCCAAGAAGAAGAGAACCGACTTAAGGAGGAGGAGTTTCGGGATTTAGAGACAGCATAAAACCCAAAACCTATTTATAAGCCGACGGCATAGCGTCTGTCATTTCCAAAGGAATTACTACGCCGTTTATCGTCCAAGTAAAAGGGCGTTTTTCTTTCAGGGGAGACAAAGCATATATGGTCTGTCTCCCCTCCGATCGTTGTTCTCTTTTTTTGAGTTTCTGTTTCAATCGTCGTTCTTCAGCGTTCTTATATGGCATTTCTTACTATTAAGAATGACGAAAGTTTTAAATCAATTTTTATCCCAAAAAAAAACCTAAAAGTGAAAGTTAGAAATTGAAAATTGAATATTGAAAATGGCTTACCTGATATGGTCTGTCTCCCCTCCGACTGCCTTCTTTTTGAGTTTAATTGCGAGTATCAATCTCGGTTGTTTCCACCAGTTCTTGCGTTGGCAAACGATTAGTCAATCGTCCCCACCAGTTGTTGTAATGGCAATCCAGTTTTGAGACTACTCTCTCAATTATTCTTGTTTCGTATCGGTGCCCTATAGGCTCTTCTTGTCCCGTGAATGTGACACGAGCGGTTTTTGCTAAAACAAACCCTTCCTCGTCAATACAATAGTCCCAACAAACTTCACTCTCGGTTTTTGAAGCGAATGGGAAGAAGAAGTCATCCACATTTTGCTTTACTCTAAACCAGACTTTCTCTCCTCTCCTCCAGTTCATTCCAGTCTTGACAATATCAACCCAGAAGAAGTTCTTAATCTGAACTGGGTCAGAAACCCCATTAACTATATAGGTAATGTCTCTATGGAGTTCAGTATAGTCGTCAAATTGGTAATCACCAATAACGAAAAATCCAGCCTCTCTACTATTGCCCCAAGTGTAAGTTAAATCCTTCCCACTCATTTCCTTTGCTTCGGCTTCTTCTTCGGAAGGAAAGACAATCATAAATCCCTTAATTAACTCCCAGACTTCGGGAAGGAATTCCACGGGCTTTTTTGATTTTGTTTGTCGCTGGAAGGAGACTGCCTCGTCATAGAGGTAGTCCTTCCAGTCTTGAGGATCGAACTGGTCTTTGTAAGAAACGAGTTCGTTAAGTGCTTTAGTGGCTTGTTTAGAGTTCATTGTTGCTTGTGTTTTGTGATTTGAGTTATACCGAAAATCCATTTCAATTTTTTTCAATCCCTCTCAAAATAGACGGAGAGGATTTCGTGATTTATGGAAGGACTAAATCCAAAATAGATCAAATTGGGAAATAACGACTTGTGAAAAAAAGAGACCTATAAGAAGAGTTAGGAATGAATTATATAATACAATACTGGCTTACCTGTTATGGTCTGTCTCCCCTCCGTCGGCTGGTGGCTTTTAATCCTGCTTATCTTGAACTACAATAAGGACACTCGCGGGTAAAGCAATCGCAATTGTCGTTCCTGAACTCGTAGTAGGATTTACAATTTTCGTCTTCGCAATCGTGAGTATCGTCTTCGTTTTCGAGGCACCACTCGCATACTTCCTTGTCGCACCCGCATTCCCATTTATGCCCGCACTTTTTTTGGGGTGGTTTCTTTTGTGCTCGTTGTTTTTTCACCCCATTCAAACAGAGAGCAATCATTCCGTCCATTCTCTTTCTGAATTCTACATTAGCACTCTCCTCTTCAAACATATCGGAGTTTCTCAAGAGCCGAAGCCCTTCGATTGCGTCGAGAAATTTTCCGTCTTTATACAGCATATTAATAATTTCCAAAGTGTCTCGGTGTAAGTCAGTCATTTCTGGTGTGTTTTGTGATTTCCATTATCCGTAAAATTCATTTCAATTTTTATTTTTGGGACTTCTAATAACACAAAAAGGGCAAATTAGGAAATAACGACTTGTGAAAAAAAGAGACCTATAAGAAGAGTTAGGAATGAATTATACAATACAATA